CTTGACCGGCTTCATGCCAAGTCCTCTGTCTTTATTCAGTGAACTCTGAAGATCGTACAGGTACTTGTCTACATGTTTGAAATAGTTCCTGCAGTACTTACTGTTCTTGAGCATTTCGAGTACTTTCTGAGAGTCTTTTGGATAAATCTCTGAAGTACTTTCAACAAGCAGTTTGCTGAGCAGTGAAGAATACTCAAGTGCTTCTGCATATGTAGCTGTTCCGTTGCCGACTGCTTTCATCAGCTTCTGCACTTCAGAGCTTTTCTGAACATGTTCAAGAAACAGATTCCAGGCCTTCTTTACCTCATCATTCATCACTGTCGATTCCTGTCAGATTTCGCAGATTCTCAGCATTGAAGTAGCCTGGAACAGCACTGTTCACCTTGACTGCAGCATCACCGATCATACCAATAGCATTCGCATCTGGTTCAAATACAGGTTCCCAGATTGGTTTTGTTTCATAAAGCACTTCACGATTGTAATCAAAGTCATCTCTTAAACATGCAGCTAAATATCCTGCATTCAAGAAACCGATACCGAACTGTCTCTGCGCCTTTCTAGCAGTCAGTCTTAAATTCTCATGTGATGCTCTAATTGCATCTACACTTGCAGGATTTGATTTAGAGAATCCTAGATCATCTAATGTTAGGCCTACTTCTCCAGCAAACAGAGAAGCCTGTGTTTCAATTTCATCAATATATGGTGCAAGGCTTGCCTGTTGGAACTGTCCCAAGTCTGGCTTGGTTCCATCTTCACTTGCACTGATATTCAAGAAAGAACTCATCCATGCTCTTGATGAATCGAATTCCATATCTGGATCACTTCCAGCTATATATTTCTGTACAAATGCATTTGTTTCAGAACAGATAGCCATGTTTAGAAGAGTATCCGCAACATTATTCTGATACTTCATGCATGCTCTGCTGATTCTTGAATGACCGAATGGTCGCTTTGCATCAGGTCTGTACACAATTGGAACAAGCAGTGGATAAGAGCAGATATTCTCAATTCTGTATGGTTCCTGGCCTTTGACATAGAAATCTGTATATCCTTTGCCAAAGTAAGCCTCAGAAATAATCTGATTATTCTCATCACGGTCAAGAACTGCATATCCTTCTTCGAGCATTCCTGTGATTTCATCCATGATGCCTGTAGCATTGTAACCATCAATGACCTGCATGCGAGGATAGCCGTTTTTATCCATTGAGATGTAAATGAAGTCACAGCTTGTTATCAGTGCTCCAAGGATAGCGCTGTCTGCAAGCACATCAAAGTTATTCATCTGATAGATGGAAGTCAGATCAAGATTGTCATTCCTGAAACCTCTGAACTGCAGTCTGTCAGCCAGGCTGTCTACTGCCTTTGTACACCATCCAAGCTTGATCGAGAATTTATTTTTGAGCTGATCAGGAACCATCAGGTTTCTTGGAGTATGACATTCCTTCATTTCATAGTATCTGTAGCGAGTCTGAACTCTAGACTGCTTTGTTACAAGTTTGCGTTTTAAATATCCAATTCCTTGTGCCATTTAGCACCTCCTTGTATAAAAAAAGCACTCTGATTTCAGAATGCTAAGCGTTTCCGCGAGATATATTCGCAGTGCGGGCGGGTTATCAGCCTGCCAGGCTCTTGGGGAGGTACTCCCCCTATTTGGATCTGTATTCAGACCAGTTCATTGACTGAGGAAGAATACGATTGCTTATTGCCTTGTCATCAGCCAGGAAGACTATCTTTGCTGTCTTGTCAGCCTTTGCTCTGTTGCATGACAGATGTGCAAGCTGAAGATTGTCTATGTCTGAAGGATGTCCGCCTTTAGAAACAGGAACAATATGATCAATCGTTGCAGACATAGGATGAGGAAACTTCAGAGAGAAGTCTACAGGTCTGCCACATAGAGCACAGACAGTCTGTGTTGCATAGATTCTCTTCTTGTTCTTATCGAATGCTGCACGATGCGTTCCGTCTTTGTCTGGTCTGTTTCTAGCACCAGAGGTACCTCTTCTAGCCATGTGTAATCTTTCTTGACAAGTAAACCTTGCGCCAGTGTGTGTAAGCCGGGCATTTGCCTGGAACGTTACAGTGACTTCGTATGTCACACTGTCCACATGGTGACTTTACATCTTTGTTCAATTGCTTGAGCTTGTTTATATTTCTATCCATAGTCACCTCTTTATTCTGTTAGCTAGTCTGTACCACTTCTGATACTTCTTGCATCGTACCCAGTCAGTACAGACAGCTGTGCAATATAGACATGGTGAAGTGTACAGCTGTTGCAGCCTTCTCATATGCTGCTTGTATTCTTCTTCTGACAAGTGTGATACATCAATTACATCTTCATCCATGAACATTCCTCTTTAAAGGCACTGCCAATCAATATTACAGTTGTTCTAAAAAAAATAGGGAGGTTCGACAGTGCCACGTAAAAAGAGAGCTCTTAATGAACTCTCTTTCGACACTACCATAATAGCACGTAGTATTTGGACAATTTGGACAGATTTATTTTTTTGCCTTTTCAATTGTCTCCTGCATTGCTTGTCTGATAGCTTCTGCCTGTGAAATACCAAGTACTTTACAAGCATCTTTGAACTCCTGAGCAAAATCCTTTGGAAATGTTCCACCAATACGTGTACAGTTTTCTTTGATCCAACTGTTCTGCTGCTTATACTGTTTACTTTTATCGTTTACCATATTACTTAATATAGATCACGGCAATAACAACACTGCAAGCAGATGAAATCAGATTTCCGATAGAATGATTTAGAATGCCAGCCATACAAAGCATTCCACTAATAAAGAATAATGCAGAGCTTAAAACTTTTTTTCTTGTTGTCATTTCCTTTAATTGATGAGTATAATTTATTCTGTAAAGTAGTTGGGAGACTTTGTCTCCCTTGCTACTACTTTTTTAAACTTGTTAGAAGAATTCCGATTAAGTCAACAATTATCGACAGGAGCATAAGTTTGTCAGCTCTGCTCCACTTCTTCGAAGCAAGTTTTTTCTTTTTTTTACTCATCATACCTCCTTTCTGATATTATTATATCATATTACACGTAATATGCAAGTATATTATCACTAATATTTAAAGAAATTCAAAAAAAGTGCCGTAGATATGGCACTTCTTCACTCTTTTCCAAAGTATCGGAAAACAGCTTTCCTGGCATTGTAGTAATTACCGTTTTTGTATCCGTATACTCTTTTTGAGGTCTCTTTCCATGTATAGCCTAGCAGATAATGATATCTGATGCAGGAGCGAACGAATGGATCATCAACTGTATATAGCCAGTCTTCAATTGTTTCAGCCTTTGTTCTAAGATCCTTTATTTTCTTATTGTACAGATTTTCAAGCTTTTGAATTTTCTTCAGTGCAGATTCAACTGGTGAGTGAGGCTCTGAATTAAAGGATCCAGCAGAACTGAACGATGGTGAGTGGTAAGTGTTGTACATTGCATAGATTTGTTCATTAAGTGCATCTATTTCTGCTGAGATCCATCTGTACTGTTCTAGTTCCTCGATTGTCACTTTCTGTCCCTCATAAATCTAGCTCCTTTAAACTGTATTTTTTGTTTTCTTTCATACCTTTGTACATTGTATTTTCTTCAAACCATGGCAGATTTAAATACTCATATGTATACTTCTTAACTATAATGCAAATGTAATGCTTACCTTTTCCGTAATTACCCTTAATCTTTATAATTCCAGTAACGTATTTTTTGAATGGTTTAATAATTGCTGATAGATACTTTTTTTCTACATCATCTAGAATAGGTTCGCTATACTCTTCTAGAAGCCATTCCATAGCAGCTTTTTTGCAGTCTTTGCAATCATCAGGACATATGCCATTATGATGCAAATCAATAACACAGCATGTTATATTTGAATGGTATGCATTTAATATTTCATCTTTATATTTTTCAATATTTTTCATAAGTATATTTCCCCCTCTTGTTCTCCTTCTTTTAGATAATCTTCATATACAGTAAACTGGTTTCCCCATCTCAAAAATGATTTTTCTATATGGCTCAGCGAATTTTTTCTTACTGCTTCTGGCGGAACAAGTACCGTGCATGATTCAAGCAGATACTTGATCATCCATCCGTACTCATGTTCCATAGTTTCATCACGCAGTTCCTTTGGAACAGTTTTCCATCTGTTAATGACGTTCATGGCTGTCCCTCCACTTGTGCCATTTCTTCCATTTCTTGATTTCTCGATAGTACGCAAATCCAACATATGTGTATCCGATTACAAGGATTGCGAGAAACACAGCAATTGTCACT